TCAGCTTTTCGCCGCAGCGGCTCGGCCAGGCCGTATGTAGCCCGAAGTGCGGTCTGGCCATCAAGGACGTGAACCAGGCGAAGGCGCGCAAGTCGCTGGCCGAGATCGGCCGCAAGGAACTGCGCGCCGCGAAAGTGAACATCAAGCCGCGTGCCCAGCACATGAAGGAGGCACAGGCCGCATTCAATGCCTGGATCCGCGAGCGGGACATCGGTCTGCCGTGCGTGAGCTGTGGACGGCACCACAACGGCCAATGGCACGCCGGGCACTACCGAACCGTCGGTGGCAACCCAGAGCTTCGCTTCGAGCCGCTGAACGTGTGGCGCCAGTGTGCGCCGTGCAACAACCACAAGTCGGGCGACATCGTGAACTACCGATTGGAGCTGGTGAAGCGTATCGGAGCCGACAAAGTGGATTGGCTGGAAGGGCCTCATGAGCCCCAGCGCTACACCATCGAGCAGTTACAGGCCATCAAGGCCAAATATCGGGCAATGACCAAAGAGCTGAAAAAAGGGGAAGCCGCATGAAGCTGATCAACGCAAGGCAGGTATGGACCGAAGCACAACACGAATCGAACGCGTCGATCAGCGCTGTGGCCATCGACAAAGCCCAGTCGGCACCGATCAAGAAGGGGCAGCGCATGCGCCGCGCCGAGGCCGTGTTCGCTGCACTGGGGGATGACAAGGAGGAACGCATCCAGATTGTGCGGCAGAAGATCAGCATTAGCGAAACGCGCGGGACGCCGCTGGGCAGGTCCACTGCCCGCGCTGCTCACCTGGCTACGATCGGGAAAGTGCTACGCGCCATCGACACACTTCCGTTCCAGGTGCAGCAGTTCGGGCACTACCTGTACCACCCGGCGATGAACATGCGGCACCTGCTGAATGCGGTGCTGCTGATCACCGCCAAGGCCGCGCTGCCAGACCTGACTTCGGCCAAGCGCGTGAAGGCGCAATACCTGGTCACCCTGGCCCTGCAATCGTACAAGGGGGAGGTGCACGGGGCTGCGGAGTGGGGGCCGGCGCGGGTAGCCGCTGAGATGCAGACATTCTTCGGCGTCACTATCGACCCGAAGAACTGGGCGCGTGACTGGTTCGATCTCTGGGAATCACTGAAAGAAGTGATCAAAGAAGTGGATATTCAGGCCCAACAGCCAGTGTGGCAGGTGATTCACGCGGAAAAAGATCAAGAAGCGGCATAATAATGTTGACATGACGGGGTTTTGCGCGTACTTTTCCCATAGTGCACAAGTAACGGGAAACGCACAGGAAACCATAGACCCGGCCAAGCGCCGGGTTTTTTGCTGCTACGTCTGATCGCGAATTTCAGCAGTTAGCTCAATCGTGCGAATGCTGGTGCTCAAATCTGGGATCTTGCCGACCCATGCGATGGAACGGATCAATATCTGAAATCATCTCATCATTATTTTCTGATTTCACCATCAGCTGGGCTGATACCGAGCCCGCATTAACTGGACGATATAGCGAAAAAAAAAGGGAATTTGAGTAGAATTTTTGAATCATACGAATTCGAATTCTCGTGGAGGCGGGTATGCCGCATAAAGACCTTCGGGTAGACGACAACGTCTCCGCCGATATCTCTAACCATCCTAAAGATATTTTTTTCGCTGCTGTGGAAACGACTCGCATGCCGATGATCGTTACCGACCCCAATTCGCCAGACAACCCCATAATCTTCGCTAATCAAGCTTTCTTGGAGATGACTGGTTATGAGCACGACGAAATTTTTGGCAAAAATTGTCGTTTTCTTCAAGGGGTGGATACCGATAGGAACGTCGTAACCTCGATCAGAAATGCAATAAAAGCGCGGCAAGAGTTTTCCACTGAGATTCTTAATTACAGAAAGGATGGGAGCAGTTTTTGGAACGCGCTCTTCATATCTCCTATACACAATGAAAAGGGCGATTTGATTTACTTTTTTGCCTCGCAGCTGGACGTAAGCCGACGGCGAGATGCTGAGGAGGGACTGAGGCAGGCCCAGAAAATGGAAGCGCTTGGTCAGCTCACTGGCGGAATTGCGCATGACTTCAACAACCTCCTACAGGTGATAGGTGGCTATGTCGATCTCATTGGCAGTGCCGTCGAAAAACCTGAGGCAAATCTAGATCGGATCAAAAAAAGCGTGTTCCATGCAAAATCCGCGGTCGAGAAGGCGAGTACGCTGACCAAGCAGCTTTTGGCTTTTTCCAGGAAGCAAAAGCTGCAAGGTCGAGTACTGAATCTAAACACTCTGGTTGGCTTGGTTGAGCCGCTGATTGAGCGGACGTTCGGGAGTGAAGTCAGGGTTGAGTTCGATCTAGAGGATTCGCTGCAAAACTGCCGAATCGATCCTACTCAAGCGGAAATGGCGCTTTTGAATATCTTCATCAATGCGCGGGATGCATTGATAGGTCGAAGTGATCCGAGAGTATTTGTTGAAACAAGAAATATCAGTATTCGCGACTTAGCCACATCTTACGAAGGGCTTTTTCCTGGTTCTTACGTAAGCATATCCGTGACGGATAACGGCATCGGCATGCCTTCAACTATCCGCGATAGAGTAATGGATCCATTTTTTACCACCAAAGACGAAGGCAAAGGGTCTGGTTTGGGCTTGTCTATGGTCTACGGGTTTGCCAAGCAGTCCGGCGGGGCAGCTCGGATTTACTCAGAAGAGGGGATTGGGACAACGCTTCGTCTGTACTTCCCTGTGGATACTGCCTCCGTTACACCGGAAGAAACTAGGCAGAGATCTGACTATGAAGACGGTACGGAAAAGGTCTTGATCGTAGAGGATCGACCGGACGTTGCTGAGCTCGTCAAGATGGTGCTCGAGGATTACGGGTATACCACTGAAATATCGCTGAACGCCCGTGAGGCTTTAAAGCGGTACGAAGCCGGTGAAAAGTACGATCTTCTTTTCACAGATCTCATCATGCCTGGTGGCATGAACGGGGTGATGCTGGCGAGAGAGGTCAGAAGGCGCATGCCGAAGACTAAGGTGTTGCTGACTACAGGTTACGCAGAAAACTCTATCGAGCGCACAGATGCAGGCGGGTCAGAATTTGAAGTCATCTCAAAGCCATATCTGCCTCATGACCTTGCTCGTAAAGTTAGGCAGATCCTAGATTCTCCTGGTGGCATTTGATTCTTTTGATTTGAAGATCATCTACCGTGCGGATATTGAGCTTCCGGACGAGGTTTTTCCTCACAGCCCGGCATTGATGTCGGGTTTTTTGTGGGCGAGTGTTAGGACGTCACCGATTCCAGGGCTGCCTCACCGGAGGCGCGGACGCTGATTAGGTGATGATGCTGTGGTCAGTTAAAACTCCGGCAGCCAATCCCTTTGTCCTTTCAAGATGGGCGTGACAGGACCGGAACGGTTGATGCCCTCGGGGCGCCGACACCAGGATCGTCTTTGGCTGACTGCGGGAAAGACCGCGCACACCTATTTAGGGCCTCGACATTGATCGAGGCCTTTTCGTTTTCGGCTCCACCACACCCATCCCTCCTAGCTGGGAGTAATGGGTGAGCCGACTTATTACACAAGGCCGACCTCGGCCATCTTTCCTGATGGAGTTGCGATGGATCCTACCGACCTCGGCCCAGGCACAGCTACCTGGCTGGGCGGTACTGGAACCGTATTGCTTGGCGGCTTTCTGTGGCTGCGTAAATTCCTGTCGAAGGACGCGACCGACCGGGCGATGGATAACGCCGACATTGGTACCGTCCGCCGGCTGAATGAATTGCTCGACACTGAGCGTGCCAGGGCGAACGCCGCCGAGGCCCGCGCTGACCAGTTCGCCAAGGAGCGAAACGAGCTTGCCGCAGCAGTAGGGCGGATGGAGGGCAAGATTGAGGCCCTCACCAGCCAGGTGGCGCAGCTCACTGCCACGGTTACCTCGCAGAGCGAAGAGATCGCCCGTCTGCGAACCAAGCTTGGAGGGATCAACTGATGGACAGATGCGCAATCAACTTCATCGCCCGCCATTGGTGGAGGCGCGCAGAAGTATGGGTCATTGCGATCCTGCTGGTGTTCGGTGGGCTGACCCTCGGCTATCAGGCGGGTGTGTGGTCCGCCAGTAGCGAGCAGACCAAGCAGCTTGCAGAGGTGCGCGCCGCTTATGACGCCGCCTTGGGCAAACGAGACCTTCGCCTGACCAACCTGGCCGAGAAGACCCAGGACGCAGCCGTGAAGGTGCAAGAGGCGTCGAACTCCGCCGTACAGGCCGCTGACACCGCGAGCAAGGCGGCAGAGAAGGTCAACGAAGCTGTAGATCGGCAGTCGCCATAACCCGCGTCTGCCGGATGTGTATAGCGAGTCTGCAATGGCTGTCCGGGCTACGCGATAGTTTTCGATGGATCGGAGATAAGAAGGCAGCTATACGCAACCTGGATCGCTTTGCGATACGAGTCACTAGGAACAGGGACTACATGGTCGCTATCAGCCATGGGGATTCCGTAAGCCGGTCCGCCCACGTTCTCTACGGCCAGATTTTCCGGCGGAAGCCAGGCCCCCTTATCAGCCGCAAAGCCAGCCGAAGACAGCTTACCGCCAGTGTATTCGACAACGATTGACGCCTTGTCTCTATCTGCTTGGCTGAACTCCGGAGCTGAAAGAACTAGCTTTGCGGCGACATAGTGCATTGCTCCCACCCAGAGGTGGTGGGGAAGATGCTGATCACTCATTTCCGATCTCTAGCCTTTTTATGTAGGGTGTGCCGCAGGCGAGTGCGGCACGGAGCGGTCTATTTTTTGAATTCAACATTGGCTGTGACGAGGAGCTGGCCGTTGACGGTGACCTTGCACGCCCGACCGGTTTCAGTCTTTGTACCGGGTGCAAATACCGGGTCACACTGCAGAAACACCTTCTTGCCTTGATAATCTCGTGTCACACCTGCCGTTGTTGTGCTTGCTGGTTCCTTCATGAATTTCCGATTCCATGGCCCAAAGTAGATCTCTGGTTCGCCGCCGCCGAAGAAGCCAGATTCAGGAGTGGCGCAAATCGTGCCTTGCATCCGCTCTCCATCGATGATGTTTGCGTCTTCGTAGCAAGAGATCAACCCTTTGGCGGTGACAATCGTCGACGGCCCTCTGTTGGTCCATGTTGGAGCGGTCACACAGCCAGAAAGGGTGATTACGGCGAGAGCAGTGGCGACGAGGGAAGTTTGTTGAACTCGCATGAGTTGGGCGTCCTTACTTTTCGAGGCGCACACAAATACCGGCTATGGGCCACTATTTCAAGCTTAAAGGGTGAATGATGAACAGGCCATATCCTCCACCCTCACTACTTACGCAGGCCGATTTCACGATGCGGCTGAGTCCTGCTCCAGAAGTTTGGGAGTGGCTCCAAGCCGAGATCCTCGCCGACACCGGAAGCATTCACAACGAAGAGCACGCTCATCTCATCGATGCGGATATTCGCGTGATGTGGGCGTCTGCCGGACTCACGAAGAAGGGTCGCACAGTAGTTGGTCAGGCCGAACAGGTAGCGTTCCGCGCCGGTGGTTGGCAGAAAGCACGGATGGAGCAGCAGATGCGTGATTGGTTCGGCGACGTGCCGGCCTACATCATCACCTTGGCTGCTGACTACTGCGCTGAGTGCAGCGACATCGACTTCTGTGCCCTGGTAGAGCATGAGCTGTATCACATTGCACACGCCACGGATAAATACGGTCAGCCAGCCTTCAGCAAAGAGGGTGCTCCAAAGCTTGAGATGCGCGGCCATGACGTAGAAGAGTTCGTCGGTGTGGTCCGTCGCTATGGTGCGAGCCCTGGCGTTCAAGCGTTGGTGGATGCTGCAAACAAACCCGCCGAGGTGGGGAAACTGAATATATCGAGGGCTTGCGGAACCTGTCTGCTCAAGCTGGCCTGAATGTGAGACAGGCATGAGACGGAACCCAATCTATGGCAGCCCTGAAAAACGATGTGAAAGCCTTCATCGTTCAGGCTTTGGCGTGTTTCGACACCCCTACGCTCGTCTCACAAAACGTTAAGCAAGAATTCGACATTGATGTGACCCGCCAGCAGGTGGAGCAGCACGACCCTACAAAGCGCGCCGGAGCCAATCTGGCAGCCAAGTGGCGCACCCTTTTCGAAGATACTCGCAAGCGGTTCCGTGAAGAAACGGCAGAGATTCCTATAGCCAATCGAGCCCATCGGCTGCGAACGCTTGGGCGTATGGCGGAGAAGGCCGAGAACTCAAAGAATATGGCGTTAACGGCCCAGCTGTTGGAGCAGGCCGCTAAGGAGACGGGAGACGTCTACGTTAATCGACGCGTTGAGCCTGACAAGTCGCTGGATGAGGAAATCAAACGGCTTGAGATCGAGAAGCGCAAAGCCGAGCTCAAGCTGATAGAGAAGGGCGGCGGCAACTCCAATGCCCAGCTGCTGGCCGACCTGATTGCGAGATTGCCGTCATGATCGCGAACACTGGAAACCTGATGCTGGACCGCCAGCTGTCCCGCTGGTATCCGCTGAAGGATCACCCGGTGCAACTCGCCTTGGTGTCCGCTGTGTCTGAAGGCATTCGCTTCCCGCTGGTGCCTGCAGGTCGTCGTAGCGGCAAGACTGAGCGTTTCAAGCGCTTCGTGGTGAAGCAGGCATCGGCGTACACCGGCATGTACTTTGCCGCCGCACCAACGCATGCCCAGGCCAAGAAGATCTTCTGGGATGACCTCAAGGCTTTCACGCTCTGCTGCATGCACAGTCGCAGGCCTTCCGAGTCCGACCTGATCATCTACCTGGACAACGGCAGCGAGATTCACGTCATCGGCCTGGACAAGCCGCAGCGGATTGAGGGTATTCCCTGGACCGGCGGCGGCATTGACGAGTTTGCTGACATTAAGCCGGACGCCTGGGAGGCAAACATTCTCCCGGCGCTGAACACCGTCAACCCAACCATGCCGGATTACCGGGCCTGGTGCTGGTTGCTCGGCGTACCTGACGGCTTGAACCACTACTACGACCTGTGCATGCAGGCGGAGTCGGGCAATGACCCGAACTTCCGTGTGTTCCACTGGAAATCGGCCGAGATTCTTCCGGCTGACGTAATGGACGCAATGAAGCGGGCCATGTCGGCCAAGCAGTTCAAGCAGGAATTTGAAGCATCGTTCGAAACGGCGTCTGGCCGAATCTACGAGGACTACAGCAAAGCGAACACCACGGATGCAGCCATAGAGCCGCATGAGCAGCTGATGTGGATGCACGACCAGAACTTCACGCCTCTGTCATCTGCGATCGGTGTCCGGCGCAACGATGGCAAAGACCTTTATCTGCTCGATGAGATTGTGCTGATCAGCGCCGTTTCGAAGCAGTCGGCTGCTGAGTTCGTGGACAAGTTCAAGGATCACAAAAACAAACACGTCCTGATCTACGGCGACCCGGCGGGCAAGGCGGGCGAGAAGCACGGCCACGCGTCTGACTACACCGACATTGAGGGCGTGCTGAAGGCCAATGGCTGGACGTACACCCGCAAGGTCAAGCCGGCGCACCCATCCATCAAGGACCGGCAGAACGCCGTACGGGCGAAGATCCTGACCGCGTCAGGCGAAACAAGCCTTTTCATCAATCCAGTTACCGCGCCCTGGTGCCACAAGGGCTTGAGTACGGTCCAGCTTCAAATGGGTTCGACCTTCCAGGAAGACCAGAAAAACGACTACCAGCACATCACCACGGCGATCGGCTATTGCATCGACGTTGAGTGGCCGTGCATCAAACGCACAGGCGGAACACGCCGAATTGGAGGCTTGGCCTGATGCCAGTGCAATCGACAAACCCAGACTACGACGCGCACATCGCCGAGTGGGAGATGATGGACGACGCGCTCGAGGGTGAGTGCGCCGTGAAGCGCAATGAGCGCAATCTGCCAAAGCCGAGCGGCATGGTCGAAGCGGAGAAGCTCGACGGCGCGGGTAACAAGTACCTCTACGAGAATTACACGAACCGGGCTCAGTACGAGCACTGGGTACGCGACTCGTTGCGCTCGATGATGGGCCTGGTTTCCCGGCTGATTCCGGAGATCGAGCTTCCCGCCGGCCTGAAAGGGTTGGAGGACAACGCAACGGCGGACGGCTTCGGCCTGAAGCAGTTGTTCTTCCGGATGGTGCGCCAGGCCATTTCCCACGGCCGGGTGCCGCTTGTGGTGAACATCGATGACCGTGGCGAGC